ACTATTGCAGCCGCTGTCTCAGTCGCAATCCCGTGTATCTGGCCGCCGATCCGGACAGCGCGCCGCCACCCATCAAACGGGGGAGACCCAAGAAGAAACGGCGTTAATTCATTAATCGGCCACAATGGATTGACAACGCAATTCATCCTGCGCTATGCTGAAAACAGTTCGCTCCCTCATCGCAGTCTGACAGCTTCTGACCGCCCCAACGTTTCTCATGGCGGCTCTTACGTCCTCTAAAGCATCTTTGACCCTGCGCGCGTCGATCCCCGGTGCGCGTTTTGTATTCCCGCCCATTGTGTGTTTGTGATTGTCCTATGACCGAGTCTCCTGCGGTTGCCCCCAAGAAGCTGACGCCCAAGCAGCAGGCGTTCATTGATGCCTATTTTGAATGCAACATGAATGCGAGCGCGGCAGCTCGGAAGGCTGGATATACCAACCGCGCGAATACAGCCGCCTCGCAGCTAATGTCAAATGGTGTCATTTCTGCCGAAATCGAGCGCATTCGCCGCGAGAATACCATGCCTGCCAGCGAGGTGCTCTTCCGCCTGACGCAGCACGCGAGAGGCGACATCGGCGAGGTCTGGGATGAGGTGAATGGCGGCGTGGATTGGGCCAAGGCACGCGACAAGGGACTCACGGGTCTCATTAAGAAGATCAAACGCAAGACCCGCCTGGTGCATCGCGAAGACCCGGATGAGGATGTGATCGAAGAAGAGGTCGAATTCCACAATCCGCAGGTCGCGCTCCAGCTGCTCGGCAAGCATCACGGGTTGTTTGTCGACAAGATGGAACACAGTGGCCCAGGCGGCGGCCCAATCCCAGTCAAAGCCTACGAGGTCTTCAGCCCTGATGATTGGGATACCCCGAACAGTTAAGATCGCCCGCTACAGCCCGCTCCCCTGGCAGCTTGCGCCTCTGCGCGATAAATCGCAGGTCGTGCTGCTGACGGGCGGTGCAGGGGGTGGCAAGTCTCGCACCTACGCCGAGAAGGTTCATGCATACCTGTTGAAATATTCCGGCGCGACGGGTCTTGTCGTGCGTAAAACGCGTGATGCGGCCAATCGATCGTGCGTCCCGATGCTCTGGGACACGGTGATGGGCGGCCAGAAGAGTGGCATCGAGCACAACCGATCGGACCACATCTTCCGCTATCACAATGGCAGTGTGCTGTACACCGGGGGCATGAAAGATGAGGGGCAGCGCGAGGCCATCCGCAGTATCGGCGGTAAAGGCGCGCTCGACATCATCTGGGCAGAAGAGGCGAACAAGCTCACCGAGGAAGACTTTCAGGAGCTTCTGGTCCGTCTCCGTGGCACGGCAGGCCCCTGGCAGCAGCTCGGCCTGACGACCAATCCCGACAGCCCAATGCACTGGATTAATAAGCGGTTGATCCTGGGACGCGAGGCCAGCGTCTACTACTCAGATGCGAACGACAACCCCTACAACGCGCCCGGATATCTCAAGATCCTGCAAACCCTGACGGGGACTCAGCGCGAACGCCTGGTGTTGAGTCGGTGGGTACAAGCAGAAGGCGTCATCTATGACAACTTCAGCGTGTATCTCGATGGTAATGTCACCGAGGAGGCGGAGTACAACCCCTCTCTGCCGATTGTATGGGGTGTTGACGACGGCTATGCCGAGGGCAAAGGCAAGGGCACCGACTCCTATCACCCGCGTGTCTTTTTGCTCGGCCAATTTACGCCGCAGGGGGGGGTGAACATTTTTGCTGAGTATTACCGCACCCTTGAAGTCGAAGAAATGTCTCTCGCGAACGTGCTCGCACTGCCCTACCCGCCCCCTGAGATTGCTTACGTCGACAGCTCGGCAGCCCAGCTCAAGGCGCGTATCTGGGCGCAGAGCATCCACACGGCTGGCGCCACGCATGCCGTGACTGAGGGGATCAAGAATGTTAGGCGCCTGATCTGCGATGGCAATGGTGTGCGCCTCTTAAAGATTCACCCGCGCTGCCGGGATCTCATCAACGAAATGCAAAGCTATACCCGTGATGAGAGCGTGGTGGCGGTCGGCGGGGAACAGAAACCCGCCAAGGTTAACGACCACGGGCCCGACGCCCTGCGCTATATGACCTGGCGCCTGCGGTTTGACATGTGACAAGTGAGCCTATGAACCTAATTTCTCCTGGTGTCCCCAGTGTTGAGCGGCAGATTGAGCGCGCGGTCGGCGAGTCTGTTCAGGTTCCCCCGTCCGTTCGCAAGGAGGGAGTGACCGGGCAGGGGCTGTGGGATACCACTGCCGAACGCCGCGCCTTTCTCCCCGCCTATGGCAGTCGCGCGCGCGAGCTGCGCCTGCGCGAACTGTATCGCCTGGAAGAGATGGTTCTGGTGCGCGGCGCCTTCACCGGAATCTCAAAGGCGGCGGCTCGCATGTCCTGGGAAATCCAGGGAGACGACCGCCCCGACGCTCTCTACAGAGACATGGCTCAGGCCCGCGGCTGGCGCCTCCAGGCTTCGACCGGGATTGAATATTTTCAGGAGGTGCTGCGCCGCGCCAACTTTGGCGCTGGATGGGGCACCCTCATTACGCAGACCTTTAACGACTTTCTGCGCTACGACGGCGGGGGTTATATTGAAATTATCGCCCCGGGTCCATCGTATGAACCGCCGCATGGCCCAATGAGCGGCCTGGCGCATATCGACCCCCTGCGCTGTATCCCGACGGGTGATCCTCTTTATCCGGTCGTCTATTACGATCGGTGGGGTGGCCTGAGTGTGCTGCACCACACCCGTGTGATCCGGATGGTCGATATGGAGGACGGTGACGAACTGGCCCCCGGCTACGGCGACAGCGCGCTCTCACGGGCCGTGTCGATCGCCCTGCGCCAGGTGTGGTCCACGCGCTATATCAACATGCGTCTGGATGACAAGCCCTCGCCTGGCGTGGATATCTATGCCGGCATCACCCGGGGCGAGATGCAGGTGGCTGAAAAAAGCTACCTGTCGGAACAGTCCACTGACGCCGGGTCTATTTATGGCAAGCGCGTTCGCCTCTTTACAATGGACCTGGATCATCCACCGAGGATTGAAAGTTACGACTTTTCCGCAGCCCCTGAAAAATTTGATTGGCCCAAATACCTCAACGTCGATGTGGACTTGCTGGCGCTGGCGCTGGGGGTCGACCGCCAGGAATTGATGCAGCTGAGTGGCGGCAACATTGGCTCCGCGCAGCAGAGTGAGATCCTGCACCTCAAGGGCTCGGGCAAGACCATCGGCTATTTTGTGCAGGAGATCGAGCGCAAGATCAACGATGCGCTCCCCGACGGCTACACCTTTGAATTCAAGGCGCGCGATGCCCAGGAAGAACTCGCAGAAGCGCAAAAGGCCGAGACCTGGGTCAAGACAGCCAAGGATGCACCGCTGTCTGACGACGAAAAGCGCACGCTGCTCGCCAATCAGGTGGGGGCGATCCGGGACGCGATTGTGAGCACGCCGCGCGCCAATGATATTGATGTCAACAACGCCCCGCTGGTCGCCGAAGACAACACGCCCGGCGCGGACCCGGCGGCCTCGGCGCCGCCTGAAGAGGCTGCCCTGATCGAGGCCGCCCCCGCCGCGAAAGCCCTTGCGACCAAAGACTATGACACCACGCAGGCCCTGTTCATCCAGGATGTGCGCGATGTCCTGCTCAGCGCGAGCGGCCCGCAGCCCTTCCTTGATCGCCGCTCCTTTGGCGTGACCATGCGCAGTCTTTTGAAGCGCTACGGCTTCGAGGCCTACAAAGACGGCCTGCGTCAGGGCGGGGTAACTGTCGACCAGATGGACCCGGATGACGCGAGCGATGCCATGCGCGTGTTCATTCAGGAATCCGCCTACATCAATGGGTTGGCCGACGACGTGTTTAAGGCGAAAGCGGTCACGCAGACCAACGCCCAGGCACGCGCGCAGATGTGGGGCAAATCGCTCCAGAACTTTAATGACGCTGGGCTGCTGAGTGCAGATCGCAACGGCATGTACCGCTGGGACATGGACCCGCTTATCAATGAACACTGTATCGATTGCAAGCGGCTCGACAAGCAGGTGCACCGCCTGAAGACCTGGCAGTCCCGCGCGCTGATGCCGCGTTCCAGCAAACTGTCCTGCCATGGCTATAACTGCGGATGCCGTTTGACCAAGACGATTGAGAAGGCGAGAGGGAGATTTTAAGTGGACATCATCGAAAAAGACGCGCTCGCCAGTACGCCGGAGACCCCCGATGTCGAGATTTCTACTCGCGCGGATGATATCGACTCGTTCATCGCGACGCCGAGCGCGGATCGAGGTCTCTTGCAAAAGGTGTTCTCCTGGTGGAAGTCGGACATGAAGCCCGGCATTCGCGTTGTCCGCAAGGAGGCCAATGCCCCGCGCTATATGTTCATCATCACATCGAATTCGTACGAGGACCGCGAGAAGGAGACCATCACGAGCGCCGCGCTGAAAGCCTACGAGGACAGCTGCTACCCCGGGGAGGGGCTGTATCACAACGACAACCCCCTGCTGTGGTGGCATGACGACGACGTGGTGATGGGGCGAATTGTGGCTGTGAACTACAGCGAGCCATTCCTCATCGAGGTGGCAGAAGAAGCGCCGACCCTCATGGCGAAGGTGCTGTGGGACTACGCCGAGCAAAATGGCGACCAGGCCGGTGCCTCACACCGCTTCGGCTACCACCGCGCCGACAAGCAGGCGGATGGCACGTACACCCGCATTTTTAAGCAGGAGAGCACCTATCTGCCCGAACGCGGCCTGGCCGCCAACCTTGGAACATATGCAGGAGTAATGAAGATGGCTTCAGCACAGAGTGACGCCCGTCTCGACCAGATCTTTGAACAGGTCGCGGGCATCAAGAATGCGTCTCAAAAGATTCACGCCAAATCGGGCGACCTGGAAAAAGAATTGACTGCTGCCGGGATCAGTCACAAGGCGCTGCCCGACATGAAAAAGCCTGTAGAAGCGGATGCTGCCGCGAAACCAGAGGGTGATCCTGCCAAAGATGAGGAAAAGGTCGACGCCGCGCCCAACATTGACAAGTTCATGACCTTCGTCAATCAGATGTATGCGCTCATGATGGACATGGTGGATGCGCAGACGGGCCAGATGGAGCAGATGGGCGAATTCGCCAAGGCGATGAAGACCCTGACCGACACCCGCGCCACCGAGCACGCCGCCGAAAAAGCGCACACGCAGTCACTGGAGACGCAGATCCAGGCGCTTACACGGCGTGTTGAGATCGCTGAAAAGCGCCTCGCGTTGCAACCGCGTAGCGTGACGCAGGAGAAGGGCTCCGCACCCGAGGCGATCAAGGCGGCTGTCGACGCGGCCCAGACCGCGCAGAAGAATGGCGAGCTTCAGCACGTGCCCGGTTTTGGTGACCTGCTGCCGCCCCCCCAATACGACTAACGCCTCGTTTCCTTTGTTCACGCACCACATTCGTTCAATCGCCGCCTGCGGCACAGACAGGAGAAAAGCTTCACAATGGGTATTTTGGTTGATGGGATTGAATACACCGAAAAACAAATCGGGCAGATGGCGGAAAAAGGCATTCTTCAGTTTGCACAGAAGAACGATCCATCCAGCGCTACTGCCACCGCTTCCAGTGTCCTGCACGGGACCAGCTTTACAAATTCTTCGCAGCTCGGCCTCTTCAGTCGCCCAGGAGTTCGCCC